CTCATATCCGAACCCCACGAGACCAATGGAGGTTTGTTCGTAGCCCATACATCGAGCCGGTGATCAGTTGGGAACTGTGGCAGCGGGTTCAACAGAAACTTATTTCTCGTCGCCGCCTCAACCCGGGCACGACAAGGGAGTCGGTGTTCCACGGCCTGCTTGTCTGCAGTGTCTGCGGCCAAACCTTGCACCGCAATCGACACGGGGATAAGGCATATTACCGCTGTATCAATCGGAAAAACGGCATCAGCACACGGCACGTATCCGTGCGCCAAGACTTCCTGACGGCTGCCATACTGGACGAGGTTGACCGCATCGTAGACAAGGACGAAGTTTGGCAGCACGCCCTGGCCAGCCAGGCCACCGCCGGGCAGCGCATCGAGCAGGAACGGCAGCGCCTCCGCGAGCAGCTATCCCGCATCGACTTGCGCATCGCTCGACTGGTGGAGCAGATGGCCGACGGGGAACTGGCCGACCTCATCCGTCCCAAGCTGCTCGAACTGAAACGCGAACGTCAGGAGCTCCAGGCGCGCCTGGCAGACCTTGACGTGCGCGTCACCGGGCAGCGGTCGCAGCTTGAGGAATACCGTCGTTTGCTGTCGAACCTCCGCACCGCGTACAACATCGCCACCTGGGAAGAGCGCCGCCAACTCTTTGCTACACTCATCGAACAAGTCGAGGTCGGCCCCGAAACAATGCGCATCATCTGGGCAGATCCTAACGTTCCGCCGTCAACCATACCCACCCCGATTCTGCGCACCAAACAAGGGCAACCGTTTTTCCGCGACGCCAGAACCATCCTCAACACCATCCCCGACGACGAACTGGCACGCCTCTACCGAGAAAAAGGCCGAAAAACCCTGGCGCTCGAATTGGGGATAAGCCAGACCAGACTATACGTAGAGATGGTGCGTCGCGGCCTAATCAAGCGTCGAAAAAGGTCAGAAATCAAACGTGTCCTAGCGGACATCCCCGACGACGAGTTGCTGGCCATGATCGCCGCCGAAGGAACGCAATCGGTCGCCGAACGTTTCGGTGTCAACCGTTCCACCGTCAACCGCGAATTGAAAAAGCGGAGCCTTCCCCATCCAAACAAAAAGACCGGGTCGTAATACCGGTCTTTTCTGGTGCATGAATCATACATTGTGCGGCTGTTGGTCCTATGCTCATGAAACCAACAGAAACACAACAAATATTTCCGCATCAAAAAAACAACGGCGGGCAACATGCCCGCCCCGCTGGATTTGTCCAGACCCTGTTCACAGACGTGGCCAAGAGCCGGCCACTTGGTATTGTGGGATAGTTGGGAGACGTCTGCGTCGAATGCCGGGCACCGCAGGGGTGCCGATGTGTGGACCCGTTCCGTCAAGCAGCCGCTGCTGCTGTCGATCCGTAGGCGGAGGTATCACCTCCTTCGTCTCGTTTTTGGCCGTCGTGCCGCCGGGGACCCTTGGAGACTGGACAGGAGGGCATTCACCTCCTGCTGGATCCAATGTGTTTGGCGGCACATGACGAGCTTCACCGCTGGCCTGCCTCGTCAGGCGAGCGGGAGGCCACCCGCTCGCGACGCCACCGGTCGCACCGGCGGCGTTTCGGCTTCACACGTTGAGACACTCCAGGCACACCTTTTTCCCGGTCGGGTGGTCGATCACGTCCTCCACGGACCCGCATAGGACGCAGCCGGGTTGGTATTTGCGCAAGATGATCTGACCGTCGTCCTCGACAAAAAACTCGAGCGGATCATGTTTTCGGATGTCCATTCTCACGCGAATTTCCTTTGGGATTACAATTCGCCCGAGGTCATCAATGCACCGAACCATACCAGTCGCTTTCACGTTCTCTTCCCCCTTCTTTTGTTTTTCCGCCGCTTCTCCGGCGGCGGGAAGTGCTTGACCACCCACCCGTGCTCCTTGGCCCTGCGCTGGAAGGTCTCGCGATCCACCTTCCGCGCGACCAGGATGTAGCGGGTGTGGCCGCCTTCCGGAAAGTTGATTTTCCGCAAGACCCTCCCATCACTGGTCAGCACGTAGACGTAGGTGAAACCGTTTGGCAGCCGATGCTCGGCCTTCATGACCGCGTGTGCACCATAGGAGCTGATTTGAGCCACGACGTTTCTCCTCCGCGCTGCTGTACTTCCACCACCAGCCGGTTGAAACACTCTTCGCAGTAGTGCCACGGCTCACCAAAAACTGTAACCGTCGCCGCTTGCTCAACCGACACATCCATCCCGCAGCGGTCGCACTTAATCACCTTGTTTCGCCTCCTCTTCCCGGTAAAGCTCAGTCGCAACGAAGACGTTGCCTTCCTCGTCGCGACCCTCTTCCGCAGCGCGCTCCAGCTTCAGCTTGGCATTGCAGTTCCGGCATTTGAGGTAAGTGTTGGTCATCGCTTGGAACCTGACACCGCTGCTCCCGCAGCGCGGGCAGGAGTACCGGGCGCGGTAGACCGGAACCCCGTTCACGATCTTGTCAGGCTCTAGCTCATTGTTCTGTACGATCTCGCCGATGGGTACCGTTAGACTCTTCGCGCTGTGGATCAAGGGCAAGGCGCGTGGCCTGCTTTTCGGTTGCGGCTTTTCTTCCGTTTTCTGCAGATCCTCCTGAACTTTCACGCCAAAGAACTCGAAAGCGTGGCGGAGAGCAGTCAGGGCCGCGCCTACGTTAGATGCACTTACCTCGATTTTCCGCTGCCCGTCTTCAACCTTCACGAACACCGACACACTGCACACCTCCTAGAACGGTAGGTCGTCATCATTGATGTCAATGTCCATTGGCGGCGCATCATCCCACGGCGGCGTATCATCTGCACCAGTCGGCGCCGGAGCGGCTTCGCTATTCGGTGCAGGTTCAGCCTCGCCGTTTTCCTCTTGCCGGCGTCCATCCGGCAGGAATTGCACCCGTCCGGCTAGCACATCGTAGGTGGTGCGCTTCTCACCGCTTTGCGTCTCGTACTGCCGCTGCCGGAGACTCCCTTCCACCAGCACCAGCCGACCCTTTTTGCAGTACTCCGACACGGTCACCGCCAATTTCCTGAACGCCACGCACGGGATGAAGTCGACTTCTTGCTGGCCGTCCGCCCGTTTCGGCCGGTTCACCGCCAGCCGGAAACTCACGACGGCGATCCCGTCCTGCGTGTGTCGAAGCTCCGGGTCGGCCGCCAGCCTCCCAACCAAGACCACACGGTTGAACACGCCTCAGCCCTCCCAAAGCGATAGCTGTTCCATCCGCGCCCCGCTCGTGAGGTCAACCACACGCGGACCGTCGAACAAGTAAGCCGCCGCAAAATACTCGAGTGCAAGCTCTTCAACAACCGACTGCGCTTCTAAGGGCACCCAATAGCACTGCTGCTTTTTGTCCCAATCCGCCTCCGGCACACGCTTCTTGAGCGCCCGTTCGAATTCGTACACACGCGCGGCGCTCGAAACCTTGAGGCGCATGCCACCACCGCGCCGCTCTACCTCGAGGAAGCATGTCAGGTTGCGTTTCGGCCCCGCTCGTTGGTTTTTCAACATCTCTCACCCTCCCGTTCGTGTTCCACTTTTCGCCTCTATTATACCATTTGGGATATTCTCATGACAATATGGAATTCAAAAATTTACCCGCGACAACTCGTCGCGGGTAACGCTAGGAATATGCTGATGAGAATAAGAGTTTGGAGAAAAGAATCGAACGTAAAAACGAAAGGCCGCCGGATGGTTGGTCCAGACCATCCGACGGCCTTTCGCCTCCGTCCCCTATGGGGTTGCCAGCCTGGGCAATTTCATTTTAGCACGGAACAAATCTACATGTCAACGGGTATATGATCATGAGAATAGGGGTTGATTTTCACGCATCGTAAGGCCAAAATAAAATCGACAAAAGCCGAACGGAAAAATGGAGGACTGCTTGGTGCCTGGTCCGCATCCGGCGTCCTCCCTCCTTCGAGCGGAGCCATACGCGGGATGGTAGGGGTGGCACCCCCATCCCCGAACGCCCCGGGAGGCAGCAAACCCGGTCACCAAACAGGCGCGCCGTTAAGAGTCCGGGCCGGCATAAAGCCGTGCCCCCGCCCAGGCTGCGCGGACCCGTTAGAGGGGGGAACGGGCGGCAGAGTCGCTGCTGGATCACCGTTCCTCCCTTTCTTTACTCCGGCAGCGGCACCCCCGTTCGGGGGCCTCCGTCCCGGGGGGCGAAAGCCCCGGGGGGCGTCGGGCCACGCGGTAACGCCGGGCCTGGGCGCGGCCGGCCTGACCAGCCGGCACAGCCCGACGAGGGACCATCGTCGTCCCTTTCCCCCTCCAGCCTTCCACGTGAGTGCAAGGCTGCTCCCCTATATAAGGGGAGTTGCGCTCGCGTGGGGGCAGGGGGGGAAGGGACCGTGTGCCCGCAGTAAGCCATCTTGACGGAAATCAGGCCTCACCTTTGGGGTCAGCTTCTCTGTTTTGCCCCCCGCCGGCTAGGCCGGCGACCCCCAGAGGGGGTCTTCAGAATTGCTCTCATTTTGGTTTGTAACAGCCGGAGGAGGAATATAGAACCCCCCTTTGGGGGGTCACTCGCGCAGCGAGTGGGGGGGCAAGGAGGCCCCTTGGGGGGCCATCCGCGAAGCGGATGTGGGGGAATAATGAGACCACACACGAAAAAAGTCCCGCCGGAGCGGGAAAGCTCATGCGTGATAGTCTTGTCTCTCGCCGGCTAGAAACCTTATGCCTCCTTGAAGGCTTTGCTGGACGCCATCGTATGCCTTCGCGACGGCTTCCGGCAGAGCCTCCTTGTGATCTTCACAGGCCGACAACAGCAGGAATAAGGAATGCATTAATTCGCGATTGAGTAAATATTCGTACATGTTCCCTCCTCCTATGATTTTTGGTATTTCTTATGGCAATAAACATTATACAAAACGAGGCAACGTTTTCCTAGCCTTATTATACCAAAATACGCGAACATATGTTCGATAATGGGGATTTTGATGAGAAAGGCCTAGAAAGATGGTCCTGCACATCAACCACACAATACCATTACCGTCTCCCGCCTGGTAACACGACCAGATGCTTGCACGGCTTCTGCAACGCCGTTTGTTGCTCCGCCGTCAGATCTTCCCTGTATGAGCCGGGCAGCATCAGCTCGTGCACATACCGGAGCGCCGCGTCCACGGGGCAACCTTCACAGTAACGCGATGCACACTCACCGTAGCAGTAGTCGCTCAAGGCTGCCTCTATTTTTCTTGCGGCGAGGCGCACCCGTTTTTCGTTCACGGCACTCCCTCCTTTCATCATCCCCGAGCGGCAGGCATACGATGTCAGCGGGTGGTTTTTCGATGTGCCGGACTACCACATGGTAGCCGGCCTTTTTTGCTTTTCGGAACGTTCTTTCTGTGATCGGTCGCGGCCGTGACCACATGATGCTCTCCGGCTTCTGCCAGCCATCGGGAGCGATGAGCTCCTGCTTGTAGTAGTAGCGGTTCCCCGACGGGTACACTTCGCAGATGTACCGAACGGTGTGCCGGCTGTGCATCACCACGTCACCCCCGCCAGTCGGACAAGCAACCAGAAGCACGCGGCCGCGGCGCCGACGGCAAGGAGCAGGGTCAAGGCTTCGCGGATCACGTACAGGATCGCCACCCAAGCGAGCAGACTACGCATCGGGTATCCCCTCCTCGGTGTGTTGTCGCTCTAATTCATATGCACACCTGTCGAAAAAATTGACACCGATGACAATAAAATTTTGTCGCTTGCGACAGACAAACCAAAGACAATGGAAGGCTATTCAACACCCTCCACGTCTTCCTCTTCCAAATAGACGATCTCCTCAACCGACTTGCCTAAACGCTTGGAAATCTTAAGCACCCATTCCAAACTTGGCTGCACCACTTGCTTCTCCCATCTGTTATACAATTGGCGGTTGACGCCTAGATAGTCCGCGAATTCGACCTGGTTCATCCTGTGATCATGTCTAAGTTCCTTCAGCCGGTTCCGAACCGCCATTCCCCCCACCTCGTGGGTGTACTTCCCCACACAGCGGGTCGAATCCTTTGCCGAAACACGACGGCTTTTGACGAAAAGCCCCGGCCGATGCCGGGGTTACCTTCCTTGGCAATACGGTACTGGTTCCGGTTTACTTGTAGAGGAAGGCTCTGTATAATAGGGTTGAATTGTGGTCGAATTAACATCCAAGGGGAGGAATCTCATGCGGGTTCAAAAACTCATTCTTACCGCTGTTTTGGCAACGGGTGTCATAGCCACAGTTAGCGGATGCAACGGTTTTTTGGAAGAGGAAGCGGGAGCGAAACTAAAAGATTACAAAGAACAAATTAATGAAGTGGCTGAATCTTTAGAAAATACACCACCCGTAGAAGAAGGAATGAAAGCCAAGGATGGTGCAATCGAATACGAAGATGGCATCATAATCGGTCTGGACGGTACGATGGAAGCAAAACCGGTTGACGTTCCGATTCCGCCCGATAAAGTGACGTCGGCAATTCGAGGGTATCTCAGTGACATCGCATTCGATGGCGTTAACGCCCGAGGAGTCCCTGGCGGGCTAGGATGGCCTAACTATGAAGAATTTTTTGGGCAAACCGAAAGCAAAGTTGAAGATTCCGCGTGGGAACACATCGTCATTGACCTTGATCGGAAACTCAAACGAGTTAACCAAATTTTAGATTTAAGCAAGGACAACCCTGAAGTCCGTCAATACTTCACCGAAGTGAAAACACTTTTAGAACAGGCCAAAGCGAATCGCGATTACCAAAAGTATCTGGAAGCCACCAAAAAGCTTTTTGAGTTGGGTGCAGCAATCAGGTAAAAAAAAGAGGGGGCAATTGCCCCCTCTTTTTAGTACGTGTTGATGGCATAAGCAGAAGGATGCTCCCAAATGTGTTGGATGCAGATGTATTTATTAAACGTCTCAACCACCGCACCATCGCCACGGATGTAACCCCACATCCGGACGTAATTGCGATGGAAATCGTCGTTGTTCCAGGTGTATCCTTGCCCGTTACCGATGATGACCTTGTAGTTACTTTGCAAGTAGCCCTCCTTGAAGATATTTCCGTTGCTATCGAATTCGACAAACTTGGTGGTTTCTCGCAAGGAATAGTAAGAACCGCCCGATGCGCTATGGCACATACCGTAGAACCGGCAGTTAAACTTGGAAAGCGCATGAAGGCTGCCGTTTAAACCATGGTGGCTAAGGGATCGGTTGTCAGGTACGTCAGACGTGTTAAACCACAGGTAAACAATTTTCCAGCCGCCATTGTAAATGTAAAACTTGTGCCGATACGGCGGGGTTTCTGGGAATTGTACGACTTCACCTGCCCAAAACAACAGTTGGCCGCGATATACATATGCAAATTTCGTGTCTCCGAGGTAATGGTCAACCAGCCAGCCATCGGAACCTTTGTAAACCAGCGCAACAGCCATTGCGATCTCCTCCTTTTCAAGGTGATGCAACGAATTTTGAACTCACAACCAGCCGCCTGAATCAGACCAAACTTTAACCGTTATCACCTCCTTCAAATGCTCATCAAAAAACCGCGCACTCACTTAAGAGCACGCGGCATGTTCACTTCTTCGATGCGGATTTCCCGAGCCTTGCCCAGCGCCTGCTCGACGGCGCGCAGGGCGTTGGCGCGTTCTTGGTACGCGCCCACTTGTTTTCCATCGACCACCACACGATAGAGCGTGGTTGCGACGGTAGCAGGCGCGGTCGACGCCTTCTTTTGGAGTCCGAAAGCTTTTGCCAGCCCGTTGACGTGGCCGCGAGCGATCATCTGCCGGAAATTCGAGTCCTTCAGCTTCGCCGCGTCGTTGGCATTGTCCACGAAGCCGTTTTCGGTCAGCAGGGCAGGCATCTTCGTGTACTTCAGCACGTAGAAGTTCGCCCGCTTCTTACCCCGGTCGTAGAATCCCGTAACAGACACGATCTCGGGATGGATAATGTTCTGGTACGTCACAGACGTCTCAAGAGCATTCGTGTAGATGTACGATTCGAATCCTGTACCCCCGCCGGCGTTGCAGTGAATGGACAGGAAGTAATCGGCGGGCCAGCTGTTGGCCATCTGGACGCGCTGCTCGAGGGAGACAGTCGTGTCTGTCTCGCGGCTCATGCGAACTTCCACACCCGTGTACTCCTTGAGCAGGATGTCACGGATGCGCAGCGCAATGTCCAGGGTCAGGTCCTTCTCGTAAAGACCATTCGCTACGGCGCCGGGGTCGGAGCCTCCGTGGCCCGGGTCGATGAAGATGCGAACCATGCACCCTCACCCCTTCATCGCGTTTTGGTTTTTGTCATTAAGCTGCTCGAGCACCCTGTGCAGAAAGTCCGGCAACGGTACCCCAAGCAGGCCCAGATTTTCGAGGATGGATAACCCCTCGCGCGCCACGTAGAAATAGATGGCCAGCGTGCGGAAAATGGGGTCCTCATTGCCCACGAGCCGATCGAGGATCACCGCAATTGCCACGACCAGCAAAATGATCCCCTTTCGAAGCCCGCCCCAAAACATGACCTCCGAGTTTAGCCGGCGCTGTTTGATTGCGGCCAGCACCCCGGTCAGGTAATCGACCATCATAAACGTGACCAACGCTTGCAATGCCACGTCCCATCCTCCTAACCATGCACTCACAACGGTGCCGGCCGTGGCACCCACCACCCCCCACTCCAGCTCCTTCGGGTTCATCTGAAACAGGCTCCCCAGATTCATATCCTCTCCTCCCTTCTCAGACTTTTGGCGGTGCATGGTCCACCAGCATGGTCCACAGTTGCGGGTCTTCTTGTCCGATGTTCCACATGCCGACGCCGCGCACGCCATAGTCGTAGGCGGCGATGTCGGCCAGGCGGAGGATCGTCTCGGCGTCGGGGAAATAGACGATGCTGAACCCGTCAGCGTCCCCGAGGTACACCCTCGAGAGCCAAACCCCGACGTCGAGCATCTTCACGTTCACCGGGTAATCGCCGGGCCCCGCCAGGGTGAACACCTGCGAATGCAGGAAGTCCCACTCGGTGCTGATGTCCTTCGGCATGCCGTCGGGTCCGTCGCTCCTGGTGTTGTACTCCTCCCCGGTGTCCAAGCGGAAAAAGCCCCAGTAGCTGTCCCACGTCACGCCCGTGCGGGGAATACGGCCCAGCACCTGCTTCGCGCCGCCCGGCAGGGTCACCTCGACAGCCTCCTGCGGCATGTACCAGTACGAATCACCAGCGACGAGCAGGTCGGTGGTCATGGACGCATCCGACTTGATCCCAAAGTCCGATGCGCCCGGGTTGGTGATGGTGGCAGTTAGCGCCTTATTGTTACCGAAATAGCACGCCGCCTCACTACCCCGGATGCGCATGCGGATGCTGTATGTCTTCCCCACCCCGACACCCGCGTTGTAACTGCCCACGAGGCTCGTGCCCTGGTACAGCTCCAGGCGTCCGGTGGACGTGTTCACACACCACCACAGCGAACCGAATACCACACCCGCCCGGCCGTTGGCATTCAGCTTCACATTGGCCCTGACCGAGACGTCGGTGAACCCCGCGTAATTGATGCGGAACTCCCCGGAGCCGGTCACCCAGCTATACGGGCGACTGCTCGTGTCGTTCGGGTCCTTGCTTACCGACCACGAGCCGGACACCACGCGGTAGTAGGACGACGGCAGGGCACCAGCTGCCCAGTCGCGGAAGTCGTCGTACCAGATGGTGGCGTGATCCGGCGGCCGACGCAGCACTTCAAGCGTCACCTTGAACTTGTTCTGGTACGGCCAGGCAGGCTGCCGGTTCACGTCCAGGAACTGCCGCGGGCGCAACGTGAAGGAGGCTTCGCCGGCGTAGAACTCGTCCACGAATTGCGAGCAGACGATGATACGGGTGAGGACCGTCCCGTATTGGCTCCCCTCCCCGAACAGCTCCAGCGTGTGAGGTCCGGCGGCCAAACTCAGCCGCGCCATGCGGATGTAGTGCGGCCTCCGGTGGTACGGGTACCATTGCGGCTTGTTCCCGACGTAGTAGTCCACACCGTCAAGCCGCATGTGCAGAAGCTGCTTGTCCCACCATGGGAAATTGACCCTCAACACCACGTCGTAGGTGCCGGAAGAGGGAATATTGAGCACCCACTTGGCGTAGCCTTCCTCCTCCGTCACCGGCTCCCCGGTGTTTGGGTCGGTGGTAGTCGATGGTTTCCGTGGTGATACCACACCGCTCGTTTCGTCGATGATGAGCGCCCCGCTGTGCTCGTCGGTGTCGGATGCCGGCCGGTCGATGATCTTGCCGATGAAGTCCGATCGTTGTGTTTTGCTGTAGCATGTCAAAAAAGGCCGATCGTACTGACCGGCCACCGTCGGATATTCGCGGCTATCCTCTTCCCCGGCCCCGGGGTAGTCGTAAATGTGCAAATATACAATGTTGTGGAAGTCCTGGGTTTCATAAAAAGCGGCGAACGGGATGTATTTTTGGGTTTCGGCCCCGCCACGGTACTGGTCGGTGTGACTCAGCTTGCCCAGCATCCAGTCGAGAAACGGCTCAAAAGCGCCGCCGTATCCCCGATATTGCCGCCCGAGATTGACCGGGTAATCGTAAATCTGCCAGCGATGACCGTAGGCCGGAACGCCCATGAACACCTGGTTCGGATCAAACGCGCTCGTCGCGTATGTCATCACGCGCCGCAACCAGGCCACGGGCGTTGTCGATCCTGGTGCAGAACCACTCCAAGCAAAGTTGTACGTCATGATTTGCACCGTGTCGGCCAGGTCCCGTAATCGCTCATAGGCACACCACTTTTCGGGACCGACGGTGAGATAGGGTCCCTCCATCGGAGGCAGGTCCAAATGGACGTGGGGGTTCCCCGGGCGACTCTTCACTTCGGTGTAAATCCGCTGGTACAGGGCATAGATTTGTTCTCTCAGATCGTTGGGGCCATGCTCCAGGTCGATGTCCACACCGTCGGCCCAATAGTATAAGTCAAGCAAGCGATGAATCTCGCTAATAAACTTGTCTTGCGCCGCCTGATTGGTGAGCAGGGACCGAAAGATCGACTCAAAGCCGTCGTTTCTGACCGTCAGAAGCCAGCGGATGTGGGGCCACTCCTGCGCAACCTCGTAGGCGTTAGCCGGCAGACTGTCGGTGATCGTGCCGTCGGAGTTGATGCGGAAAAAGAAGAGGCCCACTTGAGATATTTTGTTGCCGTATTTGCGAATCGTCTCTAAGTGCGCTGCCGTCATCGGCCAAACCATGAATTCGCGGTGCGCCGTCGCCAGCGTCACATCCGCTCACCCCCGATACCCTTCAGCCAGGTGTCCACCTCGCAAAGGAGATAGCCCGAGCCTATGGGCTTTGCGGTGGTTGTTCCGGTGATCGGGTCGGTTGTTTCCGTGGATGGATCAATCATCTCCACGTTGAACCGACCGAACCCCGCCGGGATGGTGTGGTAGAACCCGGAATAGTTGCGCGTGTCCCGGCCATTGACCTGCACCTTTCGACGGCTGGCCCAGAACCGAAATTCGTCGCCGGCCTTCAGCGGCTCGTTCAACCGGAACGTGCGCGTGCGGTACTGGTGGCTAAACCGAAGGGCACCGCTCGGCAGGGNTTGCGTCGGCCAGAACGTGAAGTCCATGCCTCCGGTGACGCGCTTGGTGATGTCCGTCTCCTCGTACACCGAGGCGCGGTTCGGCACGGCGATGATCTTGGCCCCGCGCACCACCACGTTGAAATGGCGGTACTGGATCGGGTTGCCACCCGCGTCCCGCTCGCGCTTGAGTATCTCTTGGGTGGCCGGCACGTGACCAGTCGCCCACCGGCCCTCTTGGAACATGAGGTCGGTAAACCAGAAAGTGCCCTGCATGTCCTCGACTACCAGCCGCACTTCGATCGACGAAACCTTTTTCCCCTCGGCTGTCTCGACGGTCGCTAGGTAGCGCTCGAACGCCACGGCGCATCACCCGTCGAACGACCAGCGGATTTCGCTCGGGTGGCCCGTCCAGACGGTGGCGATGGTCCCGCCCTGAAGCATGATGTCGGTGATGACCACTTCGCCGATGGCATCCTCGACCACGAACTTCACCTCGATTGCCTTCACCTTGCCGCCGCCGGTTTGGATGACCATGCTTCTCGTTTCCAAAGCTCCCGCCTCCTTAGATGAGGCTCAGGAACTTGGTCTCGCTCGATCCATCCTCGTACCGGATGACAACCTCCACCCCGACGCGGCCGTTCGGGCCTTTCACGACGTTCTGCGTCTGCACCCGGAACGAGAGCGTGTAGGCGTCGCGGTGGCTGGGCCATACCGTTTGGGACAGCGTCTTCGCTACCCCGAATTGGCCAACGCATTTGAAGCTGGCCGGGCCGGAATAGCCTTGAGTGTTGTCAATCTCCCACCCGTTGTTGACCCAATAGGCGAACCCGTCGTCGGCCCTGGAGTTCAAGAGGTAGTTGAACACCATGAGTTCCAGCATGTCCTGCCGGTCCACGGCGTCCGCCGACTGGAGGACCGCGTTCGTCTCGCTGACGGTCTCCAGCAGGTTAGTCAGGGTAGGCGTCCGGCTGGACAACTCGAGTTCCGTTTGCCATGGTTCGGCGACGTTGTAAGCCCACCGCATGATGCGGGTTTCAATCTGCACACCCAGCTCCTCATCGTGCACGATCACGTAGTCGCCGAGGCGGAAGCTCTCGTGCTCGAACCCCGACAGCGCCGACAGGTCGATAGCCTTCACCACGTAGGACACGCGCGGCTTGCTCACCTGGGCCAGTATCTCCTCCGCCCGCTCCTTCAGGTGGAACGGGTTGGTGAACCGCTCGTCCTTGAACAGGCCAACGCGTACCGCCGTCGTATACTGAAAGTTCTCGACGTAGGGCACACCGTTGTTGGCGTCGGCAATCGTGAGCCCGTTTTTCCCGTAGGGGTACAGGCGCGTGATGAGGTCGGTAGTGTCGGTGATCTTCTCGATGCTGCGCATGTTTTTGCGGTACGCAATGACGATGCCGGGCCTCCGCGCGATCTCCTGCCGGAGGTGGACCCGGCGCGCCGCCGTGTCAAACTCCAGTTCCCCGTCCCAAACCTCGGTCACCTGCCTGAGGGCATTTAGGCGGTTGGTCGTCTCTTGATCGACCGTCAGGGTTCTGCGTGTGGTGATTTCCACCGTCCCGAGGCTCCACCCCGTCCCGGACAGGATGTCGCGCATGGGCACATCCGGCGTGACGTCGGTCCAGCTTGCCACCGGCAGCGGATCGGCGACCATGAGGTCATACCAGCTGGCCTCACAGAACACCTTCACCTTCCGGTTGCTTTCGTCCCGCGTCTCTTCGATGCGGCGGATGATGTACTCGGCATCGACCAGCAGGACGCGGTTTTCGTTAGCTAGGTACTGCTTTTTCGGATCGTTCAGCGGCAGGGAGAACGTGAGCGTGTCCGCTCCGTTGATTTCTTGGTCAAGCACGATGTCGAAGGCGTTGTCCAAAACGGCCAATCGCTTCCCGGTCTGGTCGAGCACCACCGGCCGCGCACCGGGCAGGCGGTTGTAGAGCGCCGAGGCGCGCGCCAGGCGGAGCGTGTTGTACTTGACCGTGCCGAGCTGGTTGTATTTCGCTGCCGAGTTGTAACGGGTCACGTGTCATCACGCCCTTCGCAAAAAGACCGCCGCCCGCGTCCCGAATTGCGCCGTCGCGCCGGCCGGGTACGGGTCCGGCATCGGGCCATAGGTGTAGTTAACCCGGAGTGCGCTCGCTGGCCGGCCAGACAGCGATCCGTCGATGCCGAGCTGGATGGCCGTCGTCTGGCTTACCCCTGTGATGGACGGCTGGCCATTGTGGTTGCGCGCCAGCCAGTACAGGCCCCGGTCTAGGGTGACGTTGATCTGGATTTCTTTGACACCGGTGGTGTCGGTCGGGACCTCACCGGCATCAAGCACTAGCGCACCGGGATAGCAATTCCCATCGTCGGCATAGATGGCGAGCCGGGCCACGGTGGAGGCGGCGGCTGTGTCTACCTTGATCGCAATGCGGTCAAACGTCATCCTCTGCGGAACGGGAAACGGGATGACCTCGATAGCGTTGGCGGCTACCAGGATGTTCGTGCTCAACGAGTCAGCCTGGATGTTGTTCGCCCGGTACAGGCCCGTCCGGTGGACGACGGGCACCATCCCCCACAAGCCGTCGAGTTCCGCAGACTGAGAGGTGATGTAGGAAAAGTCGGCAGTGATCACGTCCGAAGGGGCTTGCTGCTGGCCAAACACCACCACCCCGTAGGCCGGGTAGACCGTGTATTCCGACGACGGCACCACCTGACCGTTCCGGTAGATGACCGGCGGCGGGCTGGCCAGCCAGTTGCGGATCGTACCCTCGTAGATGCGGTAGCGCAAAGCTGGGTCGTCCTGGTCGGTCACTGGGTTGAGCTGGTGGCCCGTCACCGAGGCCGTGCGCATGTCGAGAATCTGCTCAATCTTGTTGATGGCGTGCTGGAGGCCGCTGATGTGCGCGGCCAAGATGTCCACGCTCCCAAGGTCTTGGAACGGCGTTTGCGCCACGATTCCACCCCCTCAGTACCACCGGCTCCGGCACGTGACCGTGATTTTGTTCACCGTCGCGCCGCCGGAGGTGGACACCGTCAGGTTGTTGGCCCCAGGCACGGCGACGGGAAAGTCGATGCTGTCAATGTCGTTGATGACGCTCACCTGGCCGTTCGTTGTGGTCTTGTACGCGGTGATGGTGTCCGAGTCGAAAACCAGCGTCTCACCCGTCGCCAAAGTCCCGGAGTAGTTCAACGTTTTGCCGTTGAGGGTGATGGTGATTTTGTCGCTGCCGCCACCGCTCATCCCCTCGATCTCGATCTTGGGGTAGCTGGTGGCCGTGCCCTTGCGGTTGAATTGGTACGATCCCGGTCCCGTGGCCGTGAACACGTCGTCTACCAGGGCATAGGCATGTGGATCAGGGCAGACAAACGGCAGCGTTACCCGGCCAAAGCCGAGGATCGTCTCCAACCGCGCCTGCCCGGCGTACCGCGCCAGCCAGTAGCGGTCCGGTTCGTCGTCGACGATAAGCGGGCGCAAGCCCTTCAGCGGGTTCAGCCATTCCGCCGCGGCGCGCACCTTCTCTTGCAAATCCGCGTCATCCCGGGCAATGAACCCGCAGTCCACTTCGATCGTGCGCTTGCCAAAGTCGGCCCCAAAGTCCCATACGCCGTGCCGCCCGGGAATCTCCACCTCATAGTCGCGGGTCGGGGGCAGGATGTCGCGCACCACTTCGAAAACACGAAGGCCGAATTCGTCCGAATGCCGCCCGTCAAACGAGAACCCGTACACCGCGCATCACCACCCTTTGTGCATACCCCGTGCCCGCAGCTTCGGACGGCTCAGGTTGTAAAGCTCACGGCTGATCGCGTAGATATCCTCCTCCGACCGGACGTACATCCGCTCGATGATGATAGGCGTCGGTGCTCCGGCGGTCGCCGGTGTTGGCGCGTCGGCTTCGCCGCTCATCTCAACGGTCGCCGCCAGCGTCGGGCTGTCGCCAAACGCGGCCACCGCGCCGGCCAGCCCGAAGGCCGCCTGTTCCACGAGCCGCATGTTGTTCTCCATACCGAGTGCCAACCCCCGAACGATGTCGCTCCCATATTGCATCATCAGCCGCGACGGCGAGCTGATCCCGAGAGCTTTGGCTACCGGACCCGGTATGACGGCCCTTGCCCAGCCCAGGATCTTGCTCTTGAGCCAACCACCCAAGGACGAGATGCCATTCCAAAGGCCTTGAACAATGTTTCGCCCGATTTCCGTCATGCGACCGCCCAGGATCCCGACGGTGCGCACGCAATCCCAAACGAAGCTGCCGAAGCGGGCCAGGATGTTGCCGATACCCCGGAGGATGGCCTGGAGCATGCCGTTCATGGCGTTCCAGGCCTTGCTCACCATGTTGGATGCCCATTGGGCAACAAGAGCGATTTTCTTCGTCACCCAGCCAATGAAAGCGCCGATGGCCTTGGCGACGAAGCCCGTGATCCAGCCTAGAATCTTGTTGAGCACGCCACCGATCATGCCAGCAATGCGGCCAACGATCCAGACCTGGAAGAACCCCCACAGGAATTGGATAGCCCCTTGCACAATCTGTTTAATGGCCTCCCAAGCCCCGCGCCAGTCGCCGCTCAAAATGGCCGCGAACAGCTTGATGATCCCCGTGATCACGTTCACGGCCCCTTGAATGATGTTCGTGATCGCGCCAATGTAAAACAGCACCGTGTCCCTGACAAAGCCCCAGACCGTCTCAAAGATCGGCCCGATCCAATCCAGGAAGGTCTGCAAGGTGGCCTTAATTTGCGGCCACCGCTCCTGGACATAAGCAACCATGTCCCCGATGGCCTGGCGCATGGAGCTGAGGGCAGGTTGCACCCGGGCCTTGACGTCTTCCCACAGCGCTGCTAGCTGCGGCCCAATCGTGCTCCAGTTCTGCCAGATTAGGTAAGCGACCATGGCCAGGGCACCAAACGCAGCGAGCAGCGGCGCCGCGGCGGTGGTGATCGACCCGAGAGCGGCCACCACCACCGGGCCGGTGGTAATCAGGCTACCAAGCGCCGCCGTCACCGCCCCAAGCACAACCAGCGCCGGCCCGAGGACGGCGGCGAAACCCGCTACTGCCAGCACCACATTCTGAATGGGCGTCGGCAGCTGAGTGAACCAATCAAGAAGCCCCGTCGCGTTGATGATCAATCCCGTAAGCGGCGGCAAAAGTCGTTCGCCGATCACAATGCCTGCGGTCTCCAGGGCCGACCTGAACTTTTCTAGCGTACCCCGGAACCCCTCCATCTTCGCCGCCGCCACTTCCTGCGCGCCGCCGGCACGGGTCACGGCAGCCCGCATTTTCTCCCATTCTTGCTGGCTCGCCATCAGGACGATGTTGGCGGCGCGGATGGCGTCGGACCCAAAGATCGTCGCCAAAGCGGCGTTGCGCTGGGCAGGTGGCAGAGCACCGAGCTTCGTCCGAAACTCCTCGATCAGCTGCGGCAGCGGCTTGAGTTGCCCGCGGGCATCCAGGACACTGATGCCGTACTGTTTCATGAGTTCAGCAGCTTTGTCCGTCGGGTTGATCAAGCTCAAGAACATCTGCTTGAGCGACGTACCGGCATCCGAACCCTGTATGCCCGCGTTCGCCATCAGCCCGATGGCCGCCACCACGTCCTCAATGGACTGCCCCGCCATGTGGGAAACGGCTGCCGCTTGTCGCAGGGCATAGGCGATGTCAACCATCTCACCCGAGGCCGCATTCGCCGCGTTAGCCAGCAGGTCCGCAACGCGGGTTGCCTGGTCCCCGCTGAGGCCGAAGGCATTCAAGGCGTTGGCCGCGATCTCTGCTGCTTCGGCGTTGGAAATCTCGGCGGCAGCCGACATGATGAGGACGCCACGAGCCGCCTTCATGGCTTGCTCGACACTCAGGCCCGCCTTGACCAGCTCAGTCATGGCCTGGGCCGCGTCGATGGCCGAAGTTGCCGGCAGCTTCGTGTCGTTGCCGAGCTGGATGGCCAGCTTCCGCATTCGCTCCATCTGGTCAGACGTCGCACCGGAAACGGCCCGGAGAACGTTCATGCTATACTCGAAATCACCGGCCAGCTTCACGGCGGCCGCACCGGCACCCACGATGGGGAGGGTGAGGTAGGTTCTCAACCTTTGCCCGACGTCGCGCATGCCTTTGCCAACGTCGGTCATGGCCTTGCCGAGCGTCTGCTGAGCAACATCGCGGGCCTGTTCGAGGTCCTTGCGAAAGTCATCCAGTTTTCCCCGAATCGCTACCAGCGCTTCACCCAATACGGCACTGAGAGCCATATCCACCTACCCTCCCTTCCGGTGCAGACGCACAGGGATCGCCTGCGGGCCCATGAGCCGGACAGCCGCCTCGAACTGCCGCTGCCGTTCCTCACGAGAAACAGCAGCGGCCCCGGTAGTAAACCGGGACCGCCACAAGTCGCGCGGCCGGACACGTTTTTTCATGCCCGGCCGCGTGTTAATGAGGCTTGCCACGAACGTCGCCAGCGTCCGTCCCCAGCGGTCATACCTCCAGGCATCCGCCTCGATGACTTCCAGGACCTCCGCCGGCGTCATGGACCAAAATTCGTCCGGTTTAAGCCCCGCGCGCAATGCCGTCACGCAGAGCGTTCGCCAGTAGTCGTCGCCTCCGATACTTCCGGTTGTTTTCCCGGGTTCACCTGTTTGACCGCGTTGGGGAACGCCAGTCGCAGGGCTTCCCCTGCCTTCTGTACGGCTTCCGTGAGGCCCACCTCATCCATGATTTCACCGGCCTGCTCCACCGTGATTCCCGGATGAGCATGAAGCAGTCCGGCCCAGAACAGCGCGCGAGCCTCTCGGAAACTATCGCCGATGGCCGTTGCCGGTTTGCCCAGTTCGTCCTCCAGGCGAACCAGCGCGTTCGTTGTGTAGCGGAGGACATATGTTTTGTCACCCACCTTCAGCTCTACTTCACCCCGATGTTTGTTTGCACCCATTCTCCCTCACCTCATCAGGCGGATACTGGCCGCCATGGTTCTTGGAGTTGAAACGTCACGGAGACCGTCGAGTTGTCTTCGTCCGGCCACTCGGACGAGATCGACTCGACCTTGGCGCGCGCTTCCTCCACGTCCACGCCGTTCTCAGAACGGCGCAAAATCACTTCCTCCTTGTTGTGGAGGGCGTTTCGGATGGCCTGTAGCGCTTGGTCATTGGGCACGTACAATGCTTCTAGCTCGACGGTGGACGACATGCGCCCGTACTCGTGCTTCATGTGGTCGTCGCCCTTGGCCGCCGTTTCGATCAGGTTGCGGCTTTCCTCCGAAGAAAGGCCGGTCTGTTCCGCAACCGGTGTATAAACCGGGTTGCCCATGCCATCATCGTCAGCCGTCTTGACCAAGACAAGCACCTGCGCGCCGTTCATCGCCATGGCTTATTGCACCTCCTGCATTCGGAGTCTTACGGTCACCACAAGACCATAGACGGACTGATCCGTTTCGCCCACCACCGGGCCGCTGGCCTCGGAAAGCCATACCCGGTAGCCGTCTACGGGAAACGAAACGCGGTGAAAAAGCTGGCGGACGCGCTCGGCAATCGCCTCCACGTCCACCATGCTCCCCTTCGCTTCGGTGTAACACGCGATATCTCGCCGAATTTCCCGGCCCCGGCTGGTCTTCGTGTCGTCCGGTTCGTCACTCACGTTTCCAATGGTGACGATCATGGGAAACGGCGCGCCACCGGGTGGTGGAGCGGTGAAAATCGCCGGCTGCCCCCGGTAGGTGGCAAGCATAGCCGTCAGGACCGGGTCGGAGGCCAGGCGCTCATAAATCGCTCGCGTCACAGCACCCACGACGGATCACCCGCGCGCAATCAACTTGAGAATTTTGTCGCGGTTGTTCCAGACGGCCGGTCGGAGGTACGGCCGCGGTGCTTGCGAGACGGTGTACGAGTAGGCGCGCACCTTCACCGTGATTGGCCTTTTCAAACGCCGGCCGAAAACGTGCGTCTGCCGCCGGGTATGGGACGGCACCCTAACCGTACCGACGAACCCCAGCTCCAGCCGCCGCGCATATTTGTCCGCCGGACCCTTGCGCACGCCGACCATGCCGATAACCTCGCCGCCCATCACCGTCACGTCATGGCCAATGTTCGAACGCAGGGTACCGGTGACCGTCTTGGGCGGCTCACCAGGTTTGGACGGGTTTTTTCCCGTCCGGTTTCCTCGGCTCACGAGCTTCTTGGCTTCCGCCTCTGCAAAGAGCACGGCCTTCGTCATACCGCGCCGGACATGCTCTGTGGCCATGCCCATGACCCGGTCAATGTACCAGCGCATGATGACGTTTTTACTGGCCATATTGCACCGCCTCCGCGTCTACTTCGAGGTGGTGACCGGCAGACGGCCGGCGCACGGCCACGACCGTCAGCTCTTCGCCGTCGGCGCGCACAAGGCGGTCGCCCCGCCGGACGTCGGCCTCCAGGCGCAGGTACACCACATGCGTGACCGACGCCTCGGTCACCGCTCCGGTCTGCCTTTCCCGTGCCGATGCCGGCCGCACCCGTGCTCGCTCGGTCCCAACCGTCTGCCAGCCTTCCCGCCAGCCACCCTGTCCGTCGTGCGTACGGGTAATCCGCTCCACCGTCACCACCTCATTGAGCAGGCCGGCGAGCACGTCAGATCACCACCTCGACGTATGGCTCCAACAGTTCACGCACTTGCTGGGGCAGTCCCGCCTCCACGTCGCGGCTGTAGTCGCCGATGCGTTCAGCGGTCACGCCCGGGTCGCGGCGGTGATACCACGCCGCCACCAGATGGATCACAGCCTGCTTTACGTCCCCCGGAACCTCGTCCGAGGTCGCGCCATATCCGGCAATGTAGTTAACCTCCCACCGGCGCACCCCTGGTTCCCACTTCCCCAAACGGCGAATGAGCATCCCCGCCCCGGGGTCGATCACGTACTGTTCCTCCGGCATGGCAATGCCGTTTTCCGTGTCCGTAACGCTGACCACCCGCACCACGGGCCTCCGAAGGAGGTAGAGGGTCGCGGAACCGCCATCGTGCCGCTCGGTCAGGTTCGTGTGCAGAAACACACGCCCCGTGTAGCGCTCGACGACCCGCGACGCGCGGTCAATCAGATTGGCCAGCAGCGCGTCGTCTACTTGCGGGCTTTCGAGTACCTCTTTGACCTCGTCCAGCGTCACCAGTGCCATCGCTCGTCACTCCCGCGTCATCTGGACCGATCGGCTCGGCTACACCCTCGCGGCACCAACGCTCAGCAAGCCAGTCCGCAACGTCGGCGACAAGCCCGGCAGTATAAGCCTGCCGGGCCGTCACCACGCTGCGCAGAATCCTAACCCGCATCATGCGTCACCTTAAGCGGTGACACGCAAGACCGCGAAGGCGTCCGGACGGATTACGCCACCGCCAACGCGATAGCGCACACGGTAGCCGATCAGTCCTTGCTCCGCATAGAGCTGGTCGAGCACCTTGACCGTTATCCCTTGGCGGTCCAGGATGCGGTAGCCCGCACGGACATCGCCGAAGATGATCACGTCTCCGGTTTGACCGGCCGTCCCCGGAATAGTCGGCACGTCCGGATGGTTGTAGATCGGGTATCCGGCGAAGGTGTTTGGCATACCGGCTTGCAGCGATTGCTGCCAGAGGTATTGGCCATTGTTGTCCTTAAGCAACCGCAAGGCCAGTTCGGTCTCGGAGTTCATAATCAGCACGCCATTGCGGCGATATTGCGGATCAATGGCGTAGATGAGCTTGAGCACGTCATCCGTGTGGATGGCAGCCGTCTGACCCGCAGCCACGCGCTGAACACCGGCTGCATTGAGGATCCCTTCCGGCTGCTCGTTGGCATGGCCGGTCCCGACGACGAACGCCGTGTCCTCTGCCTCGGCGATGGCGCGGGCAAAACTATCCGCAACGAACTCGACCAGGTTGGCGTCCGTGTCGTCCAGTTCGTCCTCGCCAATCTTCGCGAGGCCGTACAGGTCCTCGACGTACTGCCACTCTTGCCCCGGCGTTGGCGTGGACTCGGTAATCTGTTTTCCGGTCTCCAGCTTGCCCCAGCCGACCTGGAGTTCCGTCAGACTGCGACGACGGACGCGGTTGGAGCTGGTAGACCGCACCGTCGCCAGCGGTCGAATCACCGTGAGCCGGGGCAGGCTGCGGTAAATCTCCGCCTCGATCTCTTCCGGCACCAGAATTTCGCCCGAGGCGTCCTCGACCAGCGCTTTTTCGACCACCAAGCCCTTGCGTTCGGGGTTCAGCAGCTGGCGCTCCTCCGGCGTCAGCACGCCCAAACCGCCGCGCAAGGCCTTGAAAAACGCCCGGGTCTGCTTCTTCTTCAGCTCCGGCGGAAGCTCACCGCCTTCCTCCGCTTGCGGCTCGTCTTCCGGAGCGCGGGCCTTGGTATCGGCGTCGCTCATGGGCCGCTTGTACTGCGGCTGGTTCAGCCAGTCTTCCAGCCGCTTCACCTCGGCGATTTGGTCCGCCCGCTCCTTCAGGTTACGTGCCTCTTCCAGGAGCTTTTTGACTTGTGCGGCCTTGTCAGCGGGCATATCCTTGCCTTCGTATTCCTCGACGATGCGCCGCGCTTCTTCAACGAGTTGCCGAGCACGTCCGACCATTTCCTTCAGGTTCATAGTTCCTGCACCTCCATTAGCTCAAGTTCTGTGCTCAAAATTTCAAGCGCCGCCACGAGTGCCGGCATCGAAGCCGACTTCTCAGAGGCCGCGCTTTGTTCGCTTTCACCAGCGGCAGACGTCGAATCGTCCGCCGTCTCCTCTTCGGTAGGCGGCGGAGCTATACGCTCCAGCACTTGCGCTTTTTCGTCGTCGTTCAGCACTTCAAACAGAAGCGCTATGGCATTGGCGATGCGCTCAAAATCGGCGGAACTGTTGCGCCGCCCGGCCTTGATCTCGGCGACAAGCTGATCCAGGCTGTCCTCGCGCTCCCAGGGCGGCGTCTCACCGAGCTTCTCGTAATAGCGGGCCAGGTGACGCCGAATGGCCGGCAGGTCGTCCTCCGGCACGTCCACGCCGCCCCGCGCCCCCTGTACGGCGGCCGCTGCCGCAAAGATGGCGCGCGGCACCGCCCGGAGCTGGCCGTCGATTACGTCCGCGATGGGTAGCTTGTACGAGCCGAAGTTTTCCGGGTTGTCGGCGTCGTACCACACGAACGCACGCCGGTAGCGGCTCCAGTCGATCTTGTCCTTCTCCCCGGACCCGTCTCTGGAGGCCCACCGGCGCACCCGCTGCACCGCCGCGTCCGAATCCCACGCCCGGTCGCGGTCGGCCAGCGGGAGGTCTTGGAACGGCACCACCGCCTTGGCCGCGACAATGACGGCGTTTTCGTTGGCCGGGAACGGCACGACGCTGACTTCGTACAGCTTGACTTCGTAGATGTAGCGCGTGACCTTCCCGTCCGGGTCGCGGCGAATCTCGTCGCGCAGGATTTCAAAGCCGATGGAGAACCGGTTCAGATGCCCCTCGAGGATTTTCTGGCGCACCGCCTGCGCGTCGGGTGTCGAGGCGAACACGGCCTTGATCCACAGGCCGCGCTCCTCCTCGCGGGCCTCGACAACGGTACCGAGGACGTGCTGCGAGTCCCAGCGGTGGGAGTCAAGCAGCTTAACCTGTCCCGTCGGTACGCGCTCCTGGATCGTCTTTTTGAAGGCCCCGCGTACGATCACATCCCCGTCCTCGTCGCGGTCCCACGTGGAAGCATAGCCCTCGACGGTGCCTGCCGACTCGTCATAGCCCTTGACATGAAACTGGACGGTCTTGAACGTCTTCGACACGCTCTCACCTCCTTAAACGATTACCGGCACGATGGTGCACCGGCAATGCGGGTGAAGGGGCGGATGCCGGATCGGCTCATACGTGATCCGGTACGGCCGCTCCACTCCATCCGGTAGCCACTCATCGCCCAACTTGAACAGCTCACCGCCCGTGGCCCAGCGCTTGCCCCTGAGTGCTGAGCAGTAGGGGCAGGCGTCGCCCGCCGGCAGCCATTCGACCATCTCCACGCCCACCTGCTGGTAGGCCATCACGGCTCCGGCGTTGGTGGCGCGGATCGTCTCCGTCCGGGCAACCCGCTCCGCGCGGGCCACCGTCCAGTCGTCGAGTTCCGCCACAAGCCGGTCGCGCATTTCCACGACGGTCAGGCCATCCCGCTGCCCGGCGAGGATGATCTCGCGGATGCGATCCTGGCTCGCTTGCGTGAGCGCCTCGGCAAAGGGGAACGTGTACTGCTCCACGAAGCGCTGCGCGAATTCGTTGTCCAGCGCGAACGCCACATCCAGCTCAGCGCCCGCGTCCTTGGCCGCGGCACTCAGATGCTCGAGCGCCAGGTCGAACACCGAATCCCGAATCCGCGCCCGCCACGTGATGCCTGCCGTCGAGAGCAGCGTCAAGAATTCGAGCAACTCCTCGTCGCTGAGCGCCTTCTGCCGGTGCTCCTTCGTGGCACGAGAAAAGGCGCGCAATACGTCGCGCGCCTGTTGCTCGAATTCCTCCTTCGCCCATTCCCGCCAGCGGTGCTCATAGCGGTCCGCCAACTGGTGTCGCGACGCCGCGATATCTTTGCGGCTCTTTAGCAGGCGGGTCGGGCATTTTTGCTTTTCTCCGGTTTCTGCCTCTCCCTGGCCCGCCAAGTCGTTCGGTTGTTGCTGCTCCTGGTCCCCGCCGGTCGCCGGCTCGTCCAGGGGAATGGCGGTCATGCTCGTGGGTCGCAGCAGCACGCGGCCACCGGGCACGGGATCAAAGCCTGCCTCGGTTCGCGCCTCGTCGATTGTCAGCCACCCAGCCTTGACCGCCTCGGTTATCCGCGACCACCGGTCGTTGACGCTCTCCTGGAACGCCGTGACCTCGCTGACGTCAAAACGGGCCTCAATGCCGTCCGTATCCCCGAACATGGGCAGCAGCTTATGGTTGATCCGGTCGGCCAAGCGGCGGAGGAGCGGCGAAATCGTCTCCTCCCAGAAGGACCGTCGCGCCTCTTCGTAGTTTGCGTAGGTGGAGCGATCCATGCCGGTCTTGGCGCCCACCAAAATTGGGGGCACGCCAAACACGGCGCAAATGCGCGTCTCGCTGATGGAGCGCAGGTCCGGGAATTCCAGGTCCCGCAGGTTGAGGCCGAGCACCTTGACGTCCATGCCTTTTTGCAGGAAAGCCGGCGAACCGCGTTTATCACCGCCAAAACGATCGCGCCACCTGCTGCGCAACCGGTTGACCGTTTCCTCGTCCAACCGCTGCTCCGTCGTCACCACCACCGGCGGCATGGCGTCGTTTTGCAGCAGCGACTTGACGTAGTCCGTAGCCTCATTGTCCACGGCCACGGCGCGCACCGCCGCGCGTAGGGGCGGCTGCCCGAAATACTCATCCAGCGGGTTCGGAAGTTTGAAGTGCACGACGTCCGTACCCAACGGATACAGCTTCCCGTCCACCGCGTAGGCGTAGGTGTGGTGGATGCGCGGGTCCGGGTCCGGGATGATGCGCACCCGGTCCGGTCTCAGCGGCCACAACTCGCGCGGCCGCCCGTCCCGGGTCCGCACAATCTCCCAGTAGGCGTTGCCCGCGAGGTACAAGTGGACGATCGTCAGTTCCCACAGCTCGTATTCGCTGAGGACCGGATTCGGTCGCTGGATTAACCGGCGCAGCGGGTGGTCGGGCAACTCCTCCCACCCGGAGTCGGTTTCCCGGTAGACACGCAGCGGCGCCTCGGGAACGCTCGTCGCAAGCTCGGTGATGCAAGCGTACACCAGCTCGTTTTTCCCGTACGCTTCCTTGGCCCAGTTCACGAACCCGCTTTCCGGCCAAATAGGCGTCCCGGGCCGCATCACCGTAGCACCGGCTTGTTTTTCGTTTGTAGCCCCCTCGGGAAGTCGTCTCCGAAAAAGGACGCGCAATCGGTCTCGTAGCCTCATCTTGATCACCGCCGTCAGAAAATGTCCGGCTCCGGCAGCAATTCTGTCGGGTTCCAGAACGCAAGTGCCAGGGCGTCCGCCCGGTCAGGCGACGGATGCCCGCGCCGGCGCATATCCTCCTTCGACTCGAGCATGATGCGTCCACGCGCATCGACGCGGTACTTCCGCGTGCTCAATTGTCCGAGCAGGTCTTGGTCTTGCGGGATGCTGATTTCCCCGGCACGCATCAGGTCCCGCAAGTGCGCCCACATCAGCGCCGCCGTGTTCGCATGCCGATCGTCGCCCGGGCCACCGAAATTGACGGGCACAACCTCCAACCACGGCAGCTCAACTTTGGTCAGGTCCATCAAACCATCCGTTACACCGCCACCCACACCCGCGTCGTCCACTTTCACCCGGATGCGATCCGTTCCGGTTTCTTCGCGCAATTCGCGGGCCGCCTGAGCCACCAGCCCGACCACTTCGGTGACCCCGCGTTGACGGTATGCTCGCAGCCACAAGGTCCGCAGGCCGTGGCGGGCCACAATGACCGTCTCGCTGTCGCCATACCGCGCCACGTCCACACCCATCTCCACCGGGCCACCTTCGGGCACGTCTCGGAACACGCAGGATTCGGCCAGATCTACCGGGATGAATGTGTCGGCCTCGCCTCGCGGAAACTCGCCGAGCACCCGCACGCGGAACACGTCGGAATCGCGGCCCCACTTCCGCTCCATTTCCTCCACCCAAGCCGGGTCTACGCGCGGCGAGTCGGCGGACGAGACGTGCATCGTCTTCCAAAACGCCCGGTGCCGGTGAAAGGCATCGAAGAAACCACCGGTGCGCCGCGTCGGGTTCCCAATGGCCAAGACAATGGCCCCGGCGCTGGTCCGGGCACCGTCGATAACCTCCCACGTCGAGGGCTCAATGCCGCTTGCCTCGTCCACGACGTACAGCAGGTGGTCCGCGTGGAAACCGGCCAGGCGCTCCGGTCGGTTCGACGAACGAGCCACGGCGAACCACGTGCGCTCATGACCGACGACACCAATCCGGGTCGCGGTCCAGTCCAGGACGCTTTCAAGGCCCGCGCGCTCGATCCACCGCGCGATTTCTGGCCACAAGATGTCGTGCAACTGGTGCTGCGTCGGGGCTGTAGCCGGCACAATCGCCCGCGGAAAGCACATGAGCCGCCAGATCACCGCCCACGCCGCGAGCGTCGATTTGCCCACACCGTGGCCGGAGCGCACAGCCACGTTATGGCCCTGCGCCAGGTAATTCAGCGCTTCCTCCTGCCACGGGTCGGGTTCGGCGCGGAGGACGTCACGCACGAAGTCGGCCGGGTGCTCCGCATACCAGAGCACCGCGTCCTCAAGTCGAGGGCTTACCCTCACCATGTGCATCCTTCGCCTTGCTCAGGCGCTGTTGCCAAGCCGCGAGCACGGCGTCCACCCATTCATTGCGGTGCTCCTGGATCGTCTCCGGCTCGCCACGGGCCAGGCGCTCCAGCTTCGCCGCCTCAATGAGGTACTTCAGCACCTCCAGCGGCTCCAGCTCGTCCGGATCCATTTGCTTGAGCCGATCCAGGGCTTTCTGCTGAAGCGCCACGGCCATTCGCGCATGGCGCTCCCGCATCTCCTTGACCGCTCGGAGATGGGCTTCGCGCGCCCGGCGGTCTACCTCTTCGTCCCATGCCTGGGCGCGCTCCACCCACCGGTAGCGCGAACTCCACCGCTCCAGCGGCCGGAGCGCCCGACTTTTTCCCGACCTCTTACCACCCAGCTTCTCCGCGACCGCCTTTAGAGACCGCTCATGCGGCGGCAAGTCGCGGTAGATGCAGAATGCCTCGTATGCCTTCGCGGATTCACCGGGAAGGCGCTCCCAGATCGGACCGTCCATGCTTCCACCACCCTTCCCACCTCCCCCTGCGTTCCCGTTTCAGGTGCTCAGGACTCCGCGTGGGCGGGCGTCTCCTTCCAGATGGTCCGGGTCAGGATCACCGCCCAGACGTAGCCGCCCAGCACCTTCGCGGCCCATTGCCCGAGCGTCACCCACCAGATGGGGCCACCAAACGCGATGACCGGAAACACGATGGAGTCCACCAGGGCCGATACCGCGTTGGAGCCCACCACCCGTTTCAGGCGCGGGAACCGGCGCAAGGCATGGTACATCAGCGTATCCGCGATCCCTGTTGCCAAGAAGGCCACGGTCGAAGCGATGGCAATTCGCACAGCATCCGCGTTGATCAGGTAGGTGATCACACTACCCGACGCGATCAGCAGGAACATGTTGCGCCATAAGTGCTCGCGCCAGCGCTCATGCAGGGCGTCGCGCGTCACCAGGTCCAACGCCACCAGCAAGAAGGCGTTGAAGGGCGTCGAGATCGGCCCAAAGAACATCACCGAGAAGTTTGCTGCAATGGCTGCCGCCAGGTACAGGCCAATGAAAATCGCTTCTGTTCCACGTCCTTTCATCGTTCCTCATCCCTCCTCACCAGCTCTTCCAGCTCAGCCGCCAGCTCTTCCTCCGCTTGCTCGGCCTCCACGACTTCCTCCTGGGTGGCTCCCAGCTCCATCAGGATGGCCGTCTCTTCCTGCACCATGCTCATGGCGATGGCCGCCTCCACCTGGGCCATGCTGAAGGCCGTCAGGGCTAGCCACAGCTTGTTCCCGATGGACAGGTCCGGTTCGCCCATCAGGTCCGCCAGAGCCACCCTCCGGGCCTTCCAGCCGTCCTCCGTCTTGTTGGCGATCATCACACCGCCCAGGCCGACGGCCAGGCCCGCACTCGCCGAGTCGCAGGACGTGGCCCCGTAAGCGGCCGCCTTCGCCACCGTCTGGGGCGTGCTCACCCCAAACAGGTGGATGTCATTTTGCGGGAAGTGCTTTTTGACCAGCGCGGTAATCTGGGCAATGAGGTCCAGGTCGCCCGCGCGGTCCTTGATCGACCCGATGGCGACCACATCCTTCGGCCCCACAAGCCCCTGCATGTCGCGGCAGCACCGGTCGTAGTCCTCCAGGGACGGCCCCTGGACGACGAACACCTTGCGGATGGGGATATCCATGGCAGCAAACTGCTCGGCATTGCGCAGGTGAATCCGGTACGCCTCTTCCCGCGTCATGTTCAGGGCTTCCAGCACCGGCGGGATCATGGGCACGTCCATCATCGCCACCCAGTCCGCGCCGCACTTGAGCGCATATTCGACCACATCCTCCTGCCGGTCAAGGAACCGCCGCCCTTCCTTCCGTGCGCCGGTAAGGAGGCCGGAGTCCACAAACAGCAGGGAGTTTGGCGGCTTCGCGGCCTTCGGAGGCTTCCCCTCCATCGCCCCGAAGGAGATGAGGTAATTCAGCCTGTCCATGCAGTAGATTTGATCGCCGACGCAGGCGTGAAACACCTTGAAGCGGTCCCACGCAATCTTCACCCGTCGGCGCATCAGGGCTTCCCGGGTCGCCTTGTCGATGGCGTCCTCGTCCGGGAGCGCCGTCATCATCTTTTCCAGCTCCTCCTCCGTGAAGCCGGTCAGCTCCATGTCGATCTCGCCCGTGTCGATCTCCTGGAGGAGGTCTTTCAGCAAGGTCTGGTCCGTCTCGGCCAGCTCCGCGATGCGGTTGTCCGCAATCAGGTCGGCCCACTCCTCGGCTTCGGTCGCGTAGTCCTGATAGTCCACCGGCACGTTGGTTTCGCCGAGGAGCCGCGCGGCCATCAGCCGACCGTGGCCCCGGACCACAAAACCAGAACGGCGCGACACCGTAATCGGCGCGCGCCATCCTTGGTGCTGAATGATCTTTGCCAGCAGCTTAATCTGCCGCTCCGGGTGTTGGTTGGGGTTGCGCGGGTTGGGGATAACCGCTTCAATGTCCACCAGCTCGTCAAACGCGCAGTAGACCGGCGTTCCCCTGGCGGTTACCGCCTTCGGTTTCGTTTCGTGCATGCTCCTCCCTCCGTTTCGGTTCTCCACTCTAACGCGGGCGTGGACGCGAGGGTCGGCCGGGTCAGGAGGAGAGAACCATGGCCATTTCCACCGGGTTCCTCCCAGCACACCTTTCTAGCCCGCTCCGCCAGAACCCGGCAAACCACGTGCGGGCCATCAGTCCACGCCCGCATTACAGGGGAAACCTAACCTCGGCTTGTCAATCACCACACATAAAACAGAACCGCCCAGCGCATGGCTGAGCGGTTCTCGCATAAAGCCCAACGGGCCGTGTTCTCACGTTTGGTGGAGGGGGAGGGATTCGAACCCCCGAAGGCAAACGCCAGCGGTTTTACAGACCGCCCCGTTTGAGCCGCTTCGGTACCCCTCCATGTGAGAAAGGGGCAGGAGGAATCGAACCTCCTCTCGGCTACCAAACCTCCCCTCTAAACGAGGGGATCAGGGAATCGAACCCCGACTCGTCACCAGACAGCCCCAGCGGCGGAGGAATCGAACCTCCCATTCTGCGCAGAATGACACCCAGGTGCCGCCCATGATTATGGTGGCTTGGGCAGGAATCGAACCTGCGACACGAGGATCTTCAGTCCCCTGCTCTACCAACTGAGCTACCAAGCCAAAGAGTTTTTCAGAGTTTAAGCGCGCCGGCCCCATGACCGTATTCCCCCAGGGGTAAAGCGAAGGTCAGCCAACACCGGCGCGCGTGATAGCGTGACACCGCGACCTATCGGCACGCGGTCATGAAGACCTGCTTTCGTCTTCGACAGCGAAACCGGCCGCGGCTCATGATTGCTGCGCCCCGCGCCCTATCGGAGACGACGTGCACCTGCACGAATACGCCTAATCGACCAAGAACGGGGTGAGATCTTGGAGACGGCCAACGTTGCAGTGCAGTCGGCCCCGATTTCAACCCGGCCCACAGCAAGGGTTTCGGGCCACGGTGGCGCAAAACGGAGGTGATCGTCCGCTAACGGGCCAACTTCACGCAGGTCCCGGGAGCTAGGGTCCCATGCCGCCACGGCTGAGGTCGTCACAATGGCGGCACTGCCAGTCTACACTGGCCTAGCTGTCACCCCGCGCATGCCTGCGTTACCACCGGGAGGAGGCGGAAAACCGGTGGGCGGTCGGCATCCACCGACCCCTTAGCTTACCCGTCTCAGCGGGCCGCCGCCTTTTGGGGATGCGGGGACGTTGCCCGTCCAACGGACCCAAAGGGGATCCGACCGCACCCAAAAAAGGTGTCTGAAAAGGCCCGAATGAGGGCCGGTTGGAACCTACTCCAGGGTCTAGCCCTGTTTCAGTTCCGAGAGGCACAACACCAGCAAGATCGGTGATCCCAGTCTATGCCCGTCCGCCGTGCCCTTAAGCGGATGAGCCTAGCCGGGGCCGACCCTGCGCTCACGTCCCGAGGGCGACCGGTAAAAACCGATCCTTCACCGTTTCGGCTAATCCCGTTTCGGGTCCGCTCGGGCCGCCAGCGCCGGGCCGGAACCCGGCTGAGGAACCACAGGTGTAGGCCGAAGAACCTTTGTCTATGCATGCCCCCATTCTACCACAATTCTACCGCAAATATTCGGATATGTCAACTTGTATCCTTAAAAGGATTCCCAAAACGGATAAACCCGGCCTAAAAAATGGCCGGGTCGTTTTTCAGCCGTGCCACAATACTGTTGATAATCCGCCGGTCCCTTTCCCATGCGGTGCTCGCGGAAATCCCCAGCGCCTTGGCGACGGCTAGCCAAGAAAGCTGCTGGAAGTAGCGCAGCCGAATCAGCTCCAGCTCCTCGGCGTTCAGGTGCTCCAGCATCCGCTCAACAAGCCGGATTTGCCGCGATACCTCCACCAGCCGAAGCGCTTCCCTCTCAGTCGGCCTGCCTGGTCCGCTCTGCACTCGTTCGCCATCCACGGCGCCGCGAAACGAGACACGGTATTCCGCCAACAGGTCAGGATATTTGTAGAGCATCGCGCGCACGCGGGCCGGGGTTAGGCTGCGCAATCGTTTCCCCCTCCGTTTTCAGGAGTTCGCGCAAGCCACAATAACACTCGCGACACAGACCGGCGTTCAGGGTTCCGCTTCCGTCGGAAAGCAGGAGGTAATGCACACCGACTTTGCCACATCCACGACAGCGCCGGTTTGGGTGATTCGCTTGCACAAGCTTGATCATTGTCTATCACCTCCACACTAATCCCACTCCGCCAGCGGTAATCCCCGCAACATCCTCGCCGCGAATGACTTGGCCATGTCCCACGACACACGCCAAACCGGTATCGCACCTTCTGGTTCTGGCACTACACGCGCGCGGCGAACGCACCTGACCCCCGAAATTTCGATCGGCATCCCATAGCTGTCGCAACGGACGCGCACCGCGTGCGGGTCGGCTTCGAGCAGGCCGACCCCGGGCGGCAGTTCCGAGGGGTCGAGTAACCCCGGCGGCGTCATGAGGTACAAGACGTTTGCCGGTACACGCCACCGGCGCCGCGCGTCCGCCCTGCTAACCTTGACCTGCACCACGCAGACCAAGAACCGCCAGACGTGTTTTCCGGGCCACACCGGTATGCCCCGACGATCGGCCTTTAGCCCGAGCGCGTCCACCACATTGCAACCAAAGGGGATTTCTTGCCCCACCGGCCAACACTGCTTTCGTACACGAAGCCAAGCAACGGCGGCTTGTTTAAGGGCATAATGCTCGAATGTCTCGTTCTTTGGCTGGTGACGTAGCTCCAAATGTCACCCCTCCCTGCGCGCTTTTTTCCACTCCTTCATTGCCTTCCGCCACCCGAGCCATTGCCCAATAATCGCAGTAATCACCGCAACATTTCCGCCGATAATTCCCCAGAACAGCGCTTCCCAGTTCATTTCGTCACCTCCCCACGCGCCTTGGCGATGGCGTAGCTTAATGCTTCGATGACCGCCTCGCTCACCAAAATGCCTCTCATTTCAAGTCGCTTTAGGTGATATAGAGCCGCCTCAGCCGCTACCAACAGATCAGGCATGGCCGAGACCATCCGCTTCAACTCCGCTGCTTCGGCGCGCACCTCTTCGAGCTTTTCAAGCACGCACACCAGGAGACGCCGTAGATCAGCCTCTGTCGGCCTTTTAGTCATCCTTTCACCTCGTTTCCGCGCGCCTTGGTGATATTGATGGCCGTTTCCACTTTTTCTAGAGCCAAACATCTCGCGCACGGATCGTGAGGCCAGCAATAACATTCCGCGTTAACTAGAGCTGGAAAAGCCGCCTCGCACGCTTCGAGCAACAGATCGTAGGCCTGCAAAATATGCTCCAAGTCGACGTAATCTTGGGCGTCTAGGCGCAAAACAGTTTTTCCGTTTTCCTCCGGTGCCAACGAAAGAGCAACCAACAACGATCCTGCTGTTGTCAAATCGGTCTGTATTGCGAAAGGCGCCGGTGTGTGTTTCGCTGTCATCCCCTCACCCCCGTCGACCCGAATCCTCCAGCCCCGCGCTCGCTGTCCGGCAACTCCTCCACCTCCACGAGCGTTACGCGGGGAACGGTCTGGAACACCAGCTGCGCGATGCGGTCGCCGCGGTGGACCGTGAACGGCTCATACCCGAGGTTGATCAGGATGACCCCGATCTCCCCGCGGTAGTCAGCGTCGATGGTGCCCGGCGCATTCAGGCACGTAATGCCGTACTTGAGGGCCAACCCGCTGCGGGGCCGCACCTGGGCTTCCAGCCCCTCCGGCATCGCGATGGCAATGCCCGTCGGGATCAACGCGCGCTCGCCGGGCTGGAGCGTGACCGGCTCCCGCACCGCAGCGCGCAGGTCGAAGCCGCTGGCGCCGGCGGTCATCATCTCGGGCAAAGGCAGGTCGTCGTTTCCGGGTAGGCGTCGAACGAGGACTTTCATGCGCTCCTCTCCTCCTTGGCAAACTCCATGATCATGCGTCCAATCCACTCAGCCACCTGCGGTACTACGGCGTTTCCGAGCGCTCTAAGTCGGTCCAGCCAATGTCTGTCCACCCGATGGGGAACCCCATCAGCCACTCTGAGAACTCCGGCGTCAGGGACCAACCGAAGTCTTCCGCTAGCGCCTCTCCTAAGACGGCCGCGCCATGCCGCCTTAGCTTCTTCCGCTTGGCCGCCTTGGCTAAAGACGAGGGGGAGATCCTTGCTCTTATGGCGTCTGAGGCGCTCGGGGTAGGCCACAATGAATACCCTGTACCGGAGATGCGGAGCACCAACGGCGGCAGATGGTATGCATTGCCACTCCGCATCATACCCGAGCGCGGCCAGGTCCCCGAGTACGTCTCCCATCCCTCGAACAAGGAGCCCTGGCACGTTCTCCAGCAACACCCATCGCGGTCGTACCACGCGAATGATGCGGGCGCATTCGGGCCAGAGCCAACGCTCATCAGCTTGGCCGAGTCTCTTGCCGGCGACCGAAATTGGCTGGCACGGGAAACCTGCAGCGATGAGGTCGACAGGTTCAAGTTCATCCCCCCTGACCTGTCGGATGTCACCGTACTTCGGCACGTGCGGCCAATGCTTATCAATGACGGCTCGGCAAAACGGGTCGATTTCAATCTGCCATCGAATTTCCATTCCCGCGCGTTCGAGGCCAAGGTCAATGCCACCTATCCCAGAAAAAAGACTGCCGACCTTCATTCATCTATCACCTTCTTTTGCTAGCCTCCTTCGCCAGAACCCACCGTTGACAACGCGGGCACATCACCCGCGCACCTTTCGGGGCTTCAATGAGCCGCCGCCCGCACTTCGGACATGCCACCTTGACGAGGGACATCGTCTTGGCCATGACCGGACTCCTCCTTGTCGGGATGAAGCTCAATCAGGAAATAGCGCTTCTCGCGGTCGAACCGCATCCCCTTGACCGGCCGGTCCCGCTCGTATTTGTCAAGCTGGGACGCCAACGAGCGCATAAGCACCGCCATGGTACTGGCCGTCTCGTGCTCGTTGACCTTCACATAGCAGACCCCTTCAGGATAGGGTCTGGCGCTCGTCAGCTCCCGGGTTTCCGGCTTCTGTTTCTTCCTCATGTCGTCCCTCCTTTGGCTGGTACTTCCCGCACGCGGGCCAGTTCTTGCGGTGATCGGTAGCCGGTCCGCCCGTCACCTTCCGCAAGGCGCATTTGTAATACCGCCGCGCATACTCCCGCACGAGCAGATGGGCGCGCGTTGCACAGCGCGCGTTTGGCGGCCCCTCACCGAACACTCGCACCATCGGGTTGGTGCCCCGCATCCGCCTTCACTCTCCGTCACACCAAGTGCGATCCTATACGCCTCATTTCCATTGGCTCGCCATGGCGAAAACTCGTTTTGAACCACTTTGTCTGCACCGCCACGATCCGGTCGGTGACCTGGATCACCTTCGCCTCGATGGTCCTGCGCTTGGCTCTATTTCCCTCGACGATGGCCACGCTTACCACGTCGCCGACTTTCATTCCTCCGCGCCCTCCCCTTCGTCTTCGCCCGCCCACAGCCACGACACGGGAATGGCCTTGTGGTGCAGCTCATCGCCGAAAATTTCCCTGTGCATCTCTTGAATCCGCCGCCAGATTCGCGCCAGGCGGGTCGGCCCTAAACCCAGCACGTCCCGCGCGGTAAGAAGGGCAATGCTTATGCCGTAGTAATACGCCCGTGTCAATCCCTCGACGTATTCAGCCCGGCTAAACCCTTGTCGGTGCCAATACCTCCGACGTTCCCGCTCTAGCGCGCGTCTCATCTTGCGGTTCACGCTTTAGCACCTCCTCCAGGGTCGCAAGGTAATCCAGGGCCACGCCGCGGCCAGGCTGCACTCGCGGCAGAGCCTCCAGCTCTTCCGCCGACAGGCTGGCGCGGCCACCGGTCTTCCACCTGGTCCAGTAGCGCTCCAGCTCCGCGAAGGGCAGGATGTGGAACCGGGCGCGCGCCGTCCCGGCCTCCGTCTCGATCAGCAAGAAGGCCAACCCGCCGCATTCCGTCCAGGTGCGCAGGAACTCGTACTGGTGGTCATGTAACTGCGACAGGGGGAACCGCTTTTCCCGCGTCTGCTTGGCATCGAAGGCCACCGGGATCCCGCGCCACACACCCACGAAGTCCACGGTGCTCTTCTCGCGCACCACCTTTGTCCGGCCGCGCTGATCTTTCAGCACCTTCGTCGGGGTCGCCACCTTCTGGATCGTGGCAATCCCCCTCACGACGTACAGGCGGTTGGCTTGTTCGATCATCACCTCCAGGCCCCGCCCTCGGTTGGCATAACTCACCCGCACCTTTAGGCATCACCCCCGTTTCCGTAAGCCATCAGCTTGCGTTTTCGATAGTCCGCCCCTGTGACCAAGATTCCGTCAGTCATCTCAATGATCCGCGACACCGTCCGCACACCGTAAGCCAGCTCTAGCACCTCTAGGGGGCAGTTGGTCGTCACGATCACCGGCAAACCGGCTTCATACCGCCGGTTAATGAGCCGGTACAAGGTTCTCGTCTCAAAGTCGGTCACCGGGTGCTGGCCGCGGCTGTTTGGCTTCAGCACGTACCCGTTTTCCCCTCTCGTCCACTCTAGGTTGCCGCCCAGGTCGTCCATCACCAGGACGGACGCACGGACGGCCTCGTCCACCTTCGCATTCACGCTCTCTTCTCCGAGCCCAACCGTGTCGCGCAACTCCTCGAGGAAATCGATCATGGGCAGCATCATCGGCTGCACATCCGGGTAACGCTCCATGATCCGCAGCAAGATGGCCGCGGCCAGGTGCGTTTTCCCTACACCCACGGGGCCGACAATGAACAAGCCGGTGCGCGTCTCCTTCGGTTGGTACTCCTCCGCCCACGCGCGGCACCTCTCCAACGCCGCACGCTGCGTGTCGTTGGTCGGCTCGTAAACATCAAAGGTGCGCTCCCAAAACTTCCGCTCCAGGCGCGCGGACTGGAGCCGCCGGCGGCGCACCTCCTCGTCCATCACCGCCTGCATGTAGCGGCACGGCGTTACCGCGCGGTAAATATGGCTCCAATGCACCTCCAGTACTTCGCGCATCCCTTTGGTGCGGTTGCGGCATTCCTCGAGACCTTGGCAGTTCTCACACGCCGCCGCCTCTTTCTCCGCCACGTCCAGGTCATCCCAATAGCGGAGGATGGTTTCGGCGTCAAAATCGTGCTCAATTAACGCCGTCGCCGCGCGCGGCCACTTGCTGGCCAAAAAATCCCGAATACTGGCCGCTGACATAATCTCTTTGAGCCGCTGCTTCCGAAGGTGTTGCACCGCGCGCAGCATCTCCTGCCACCGGTGCGCTCCACCCTCTTTGAACACTTCCCCGATAGCCTTCATGCACGGCACCTCCCGTGCGAATTCTGAATCGTGGCCACAGCCGTTCAATCGCCAACAGATGATCAAGATTCATCCGAAGTCGGCCCGCTTGCTTTTCGGCGAAGGCCCAGTCAATGCATTCCATGACTTCCTTCACCGTGCGCCCGCCTTCGAGGAGGCGGCGCGCAGCTGGTAGCTGGCGCAGGTGCCAATCAGGGGGAAAGTGATCAACCCCAGACTGCTGAAGCCGCTCCTTGAAATGCCGGACCAACAGCTTTTCCTCCTCCGAATAGCTGGGCCCCTTCGTCTTTTTCTTCGTGGCCTTTTTCTCCACTTCGAGCGGCATTTCGGTTTGCACGGCAACCTGCGCCTGCTCAACGTAACCGGCCTTCGCCTGGGCCAGATAGTGAACCGGAATCCTTCGCCAAGTCCATTGGTCGACGTCGAACTCCAGGTCCTCAGCCAACGGCATGCAGGACGCCACCGCCGGCCGACCGATCTCCTGGTACTTCAGGAAATCCAGCAGGATCAGGTATCCCTTGCCGTCAACCTTGTATCGCACCGCCTTGCCCAAGCGGACCAGCCAGTCGATCATTCCAGCAACCGACTCCGGTCCAATCTCGGCGTCACCAGGATACAACGCCTCTTTGAGCTCGGCCGGGCTGTCCGGCAGGCAGCCCCGGTCATCCGCCAGCGCCCACAGACCGCCGTAGAACGACCGGAGTTCCCTTGGCACGCCTGCCGCAGCTTCCGGTTTAATCACCCTGTTCCGCAGCTTCATCTCTTACCACCAGAACGACATCTCCAGGGACGAAGAATTCCACACCACACGAACGGCAACGGTAGCCGTCCACGTAAAACTCACGCTCGTACTGTTTACCGTTCCATTCGCCAATCTCGACCCATCCCATATCAGAGCGCCCGAGGTTCTTCTTGCCGCACTTCGGGCAGAAACCCATTGCCCAGCACCTCTCTCATGGCCTCTTTGATGATGTGGCTTTGGACCTTTTGCATAATCTGGTACTTGCGCTCTCGTGCCTCTTCAGCACGTTTTAACAACGCTCGCCGTACCTCATGTCTCATCTCCTCAAAATCAAAACCACAGCGCTCAAGAATTTCCCGACAACCAAAGCGATCAATTACCTTATCGAGCGCTTTCTCAACCTCAGCCGTCCGCTCTTCCCATGCTTTTCTTTCGCGCTCCGCTTCCATCATCTCGGCAATCAATTCCTGAATCACGTTCTCCCCTCCCTTGCCCCTGCATGACGCGTGTGATATAATGAGGCCATCAGCATCTCTCGTTTGTGTTTCCACCCTGTAGGCCCGAGCATTGTGCTCGGGCCTTTTGCTTTTACGCAACGCCTCCATGCTCCACACCACCTTCTTGCTCCGCTCGCTCAAAGTCCCGGGCCATCAGTTCCGCAGCCGCATCCAGAAGCATCCGCGCCACCTTCCCCAGGTTGATCCGCTTGCCCGCATGCTGGATGTATTTGGTCTTTTGCGCAAGTTCCTCGAGATAGCCTGGATCCTCGAGGTAGATTTGCGTCAACGTCTTCCCTACGTGCGGCCCATCGGGCATGCGGATGAGCTCGCACGTGTCCCAAATGTGCTGGGGATCGTATCCCTTCTTCTCGGCTGCCTTCTCCTTGCCGCTCGCAACGGGTTGCTGCGCTTCCGGCTGCACCGGCGCGGGCACGTCCGCTTGCCCCGGTGCAACCTCCCGCCATTCCGCCTCCACACGGATGGCCTCGTTGTCGGCCTGCGCCATCTCCTCATGGGTGTACAGGCCGCTCAGGTCCTGCGGGAACGCCCGACGCAAGGCCAACGCTTCCGCGCACTTGGCCAGCATAAGATCAGGCATTTTCGCCCACATGGAATTAGGCCTGCCATCCTTCATCTGCACGTAACTGTCATATCGGGCCACCGCCCAGATCGGCTCACGAAAGTCTGTTCGCAACACGCCGACCTTTGCGGCGGCCGGCGGCTCCTTTTCCACCCACACGTCCATCCACTTCCCATCAGGACCGCACCAGTACGGTCCCAACTGCCCCGCATATTTGCCCGACCTTTCGGCGATAACCCGGAGGCCGTCGATCCCGGTTTGGATCGTCGCGACCTCCACATAACCGTTGCCCTGCTTAACCCTCCTCTTGACGAAGTGGATTTGGCGGGCCAGCGGGTCCAACCCGTACCGCTGGCAAGCGTGCAGAAACATTTGCAGTTCGTCGTCCGTGGCGCCCTTGGCCACGGTCCGCTTGATGAGTTCGATTTTTTCGCGGTCCTCCCACCAGGGTGTTTGCGCGGCCGCCGGGACCGCGCCGTTGGCTTTCATCAGCTCGCCCATGGTTCCCCTCCTCACTTGATGGTAGTCCGCCAATATCCCCGCCCGACGCTCTTGTAGGCTTCCAGGCGGGCCAGGGTTTGCTCATCCAACACTCCTGCCTTGATGGCCTTGTCGATGGCGTAGGTGGTGCGCCCCTGCACAAACGTCCGCTTGAACTGGACGCCATCAGCCTGCACCTCATTGAGGCCCAGCCGGTCCAGCGCCTGGTGGACTTCCGCCTCCAGGATGTCCGCCAGCGCCTTCGCTTCTTCCACCTGCGCCTGGGCTTCCTTCACCCGTTCCTTGGCGGCCTTCAGACGCGCCAGAAGGTCCGCCAGGTCCGGGACTTCTTGCGGCGGCTCCGGCTCCTCCTGGGCGTGGCAGTACCCGAAGAACGGGCAGTAGCGCCGCTCGCCGTTCCGCCACCAGGAACAGGGCCATCCGTTTGGGCTGTTGGTCACTTCCGGGGTGATTTCCGGCCAGGTCAGAAGCGTCTCTTTGGCCACCCCTTGCTCCAACGCATCCCGCGCATAGTCGATCCTGGCAGCCAGCTCCTCCAGCTCCTGCTCAATCCGCTGCCCGGTCGCCGGGTCGTACACAACCGGGAAGACGACCATTTCCAAACTCTCGCGGAAGATGTAGACCAGCTCCGCCTCCCGGCATCCGTGAGGCGCACCCCAGAAATGAAGGTACGCCTGCACCTGCATCAGGTGCTCATCCCTGGGCAGGGAATCCCGCGCTGCCACGCTCGTCGTCTTGCACTCGACGAGGAGTGGCAAGGACGGTATCCAGATGTCAATGTGGCCCGTCGCTAGATACTGCGGCAGGTGGATTTCCCGTTGCGTCACCACCCGTCGCCCTCCAAACCGCTTCCGGTACAGCTCCACCACCTGGGCCTCCAAGATGTGCCCTCCCTGGAGGATCCCAAGCGTGTCGTCGCTGGCCGGATGGGTTGGCTCGAACCCCAGCGCCGCCAGGAACCGCTTGCGCATGCAATGGCCGGACTCACTCAGCCTCAGCTCGCCCGGATCAAACTTCGGCTCTTTCAAGGCCGCCAGTGACTCCTCCCACAACTGCAAGGTGAGGGGTTTGGCTTGCGTCAGCATCTCTCGTTTGCCCTCCTTCACTCTTGGTCTGCCTCTTCAGCCCTGGCCAACTCGTCCACACAAAGCCAAACGATGGCAGCGGCAAGCGCAAAACCGATGATCCAATCCCAAGAGATCATGCGCTTTTTTCCTCCCGTTGTTCTTGCTCCAGCCGGGCAATCAGGCGCGCCAGCCATTCGCCCAGACGTTGCTCAAGCGTTTTCGTTTTTCCCATATCTCAATCCCCATCCTCATAGGGATTAAGCGGACGTAGAAAAACCCGCCTGTTTCTTCCGTTCCTCGTACTCTTGGAAGACGCTGCGGCCGTCGCTGAACACAAGCAGTTCCGGCCACAACTCGACCGGCATGGCCCGCAAAACGCGCTCGGCAACGACCATTCCTCTACTCAACTGCCCATCCAGCAACCTCGATACCATACCTTGTGTAAGACCTGTCAGACTAGCAAACTGCGATTGGGTCAAACCACGCTCTTCGATGTACTTACGGATGGTTTCGACGTCGAGTTTCACCACTATCACCCCCGTCCTCATATCCTATTCTACATGGGATTTCCCTTTTGGCAACCCCCTATTTTCATAACCAATGTTGCATTAAAAATCTGCTTTGGATATACTATACAGGGTTACTCTATAGGGATAACCCAATCGGAATAAAAGGAGGTACTGATCATGACACAATCAAAAGCCGAATTGGGCCGGTTCATTCGCCAGGCGAGACTGAACCGTGGCCTCACACAAGCGCAACTCTCGCTATACACCGGCATCGGACAAGCCGAAATCAGCCGCATAGAAAATGGAGAGAGAAAAACACCCTCGCCGGAGTATCTGCGCAAGATCGGCGAGGTTCTTCATATTCCCCCGCGCCAGCTAATGGTTTTGGCCGGGTACATCAAAGAAGACGAACCAGAAACCCTCACGCCGTGGGAGCGTTTGGAAAATGCCCTTGTTCAGCTCGACGTTTTCACCATGGACGAAGTAGATGATATTTTGGAATATATTCGCTTCCGTGCCCACAGAAAGAAAGTTGTCGAAGAGAAAAAGGCTGAATTACAGAAAAAATTGAAGCAAATAGAGGAGGAAAAGAAAAAAGAACTGGAAAACGAACTCAATAATGACTAAGGGGGGCTAGGCCGTGCAGGATACCGTCAGGGTGGCCACCTACCGTCGTGTCAGCACAACATCTCAAGCGGAAGAAGGGGAATCGCTCGACATCCAACTCCATCGCCTGCACGCCTACGCAGATGCACAAGGATGGATAGTGGTCCAAGACTATTGCGATGCCGGTTATTCCGGCGCGCAAGAGGACAGGCCAGCCTTGGCCCGCATGCTCGAGGATGCCAAGGCTGGCTTGTTTCGAAAGGTACTCGTTCTCAAACTCGACCGCCTCACGCGCTCAGTAAAGCACTTCCACGAACTAGCCGATTTTTTGGAAAAATGCGGCGTCTCTATCGTCAGTGTCACACAAAACATCGACACATCCACGCCCACCGGTCGTCTGCTCCGAAACATCTTGGTGGATTTCGCCAACTTCGAAAGAGAGTTAATTTCTGAGCGCGTCCGCGAAACGAAAGAAAGTCTATTCGAGCAGGGCCGCTGGTACACCGGCAAGCCTCCATGGGGTATGGTACGAGGTGAGGACGGTATCGTCCGGCCCGATCCTGTCCACGGCGAAACCGTGCGTCAACTCTTCGAGGCATACGACTCCAACATTGACGCTAGCATCAGGTCAGTCGCCAAACAATTCGGATTGCCCGTTGATCACGTCGCAGAAATCCTCATGAACCCTGTGTATGCCGGCTATTTGGCCTATCGCCGCCGCGCATATCAGCCCGACGGCTCTCATATCCGAACCCCACGAGACCAATGGAGGTTTGTTCGTAGCCCATACATCGAGCCGGTGATCAGTTGGGAACTGTGGCAGCGGGTTCAACAGAAACTTATTTCTCGTCGCCGCCTCAACC